CATCATTGACAACACCGTTCAATATGACGACATTATAGAAACTATAGAGGTTAATATGCCTAAAGTTAAAGTTGATGAAGGTAACTTAGTTAACGTTCCTGTTAAAATGCTTACTAATGGAAAACAATTAGGTGCTTTACAATTAGAGTTAAAGTATGATACTGCTTTATTAGAGTTCAAGAAAATAGATTTGTCTGAAAAAATGATGAATTGGACTTCTTACACTAATCCTTCTAATGGAGTAGTTGCTTTTGGAGCGGCTGATTTAACTAATAAAAATTTAGTTAATGATGGAGAACAAGTATTTGTAATACAATTTATTGCTAAAAAACCTCAAACAGAATGGGGAACTGCAGCTTTATGGACTGGTCCTAAGTTTGTTGGTGGTAATGATTCTCGTGATATGAATATCACTCCTGCTATGGGAGTAATTGAGGTCCGTAGAATTAATAAAGCAGTTAAATTAACTGACTTAGAAAAAATCATTATATTCCCTAACCCAACTGAAGGAGAAATAGTAGTTCAATTTAAGGTTGATCAAGAATCTCAAACAGAAGTTTCTGTTACTGATATGGTTGGTAGAAAAATGATTGAAATTTTAAATACTAAGGTTCCTGAGGGTGAATATAAATACAATGTTAATTTAACTCATTTAGATAATGGATTGTATTTAATGTCAATCAAAACAGATACACAAATCTCAACCTCTAAAATAATTATAAATAAATAACATGTCAGAAGAAAAAGAAGAAAGCGTAATGTCTGCTACCAAAAAAGCAATTATTGGTGCTATCACTACAGCAGTTACAGCCGGCGGTGCCTGGTTTGCAACCCACTTAGGCGGTGGAGACGAGTCTAAAGAAGAAGTTAAAACTGAACAAGCAGCTCCTGCTTCTGCTGCTCCTGTTGTTATTAATGTTCAACAAAACCAAGAAAACAAGCAACAAGTTAAGCAAGGTGGTGGAACTAACACAATCATTAAAGAACGTGTAGTTGAAAAACCAGTTGCTGCTCCTGCTACTAAACCTGCTAAAGATGAAGAAGATCCTTGGTAATATTTTTTTAACTATCTTATTAGTAGGTTGTGGTTCAATGAAAACCACTACTGAAAAAGATGTTATTGAAACTAAGGACATTTCAACTGTTTCTAATTATACTGATTCTATTAAGAAGACAGTTCAGGTAGTAAATGTTGATATGACTAAAGTTTTAGCTTTATATCCTGATTTACAGGAAAAAAATGTTGGGCTTGGATTCGCAGAATCTGTATTAGATTACTTAGATGAAACAAATCGTTTTATATTTACTGAAGAGAAGAGTGAAATCAAGGAAAGGATGGTAACTCAATTCAAAGCATCTAAAAAAGGTGTTTTTGAAGAACCAATTGATGGTAAGGGTAAGATTAAAGCAGCCCAATACTTTGTATATGTAACTGTAGCTGATTTTGCTGTAGATGAAGATGAAACTGTAATGAAAGGCAAATCAACTGTAGTTGTAACTACCTTTATTCGTTTACAAGTAAGATTTGTAGACGCTAAAACAGGTCAAATATATATCGGTTCAGGTGAAGGTGAGTCACAAAAAGTAGGTGAATCATTCCTTAAAAATCTTGATATGAAGTTTTCTCAAAGTACTGTAGGTAAAGCAACAAGAAAGTCTTTAGAGACTGCTACAACTAAAGTAATTGAAAACTTAATCAAGAATGGTATCTTTACGAACTAAAATATTAATTTTATTAATGATAATTGGATTGCCTCTTACAGGGCAATCCTTTATCTACAGTTATATAGATCCATGTACTAAACAAAGTAAATTTATTAACGCCGATATGAGCGCTCCCATAGTTATCTCGTACTATGGACAAATAAAAACGTTTACATATGGAGAATTAAGTGATGGTACGTTCGATGCTTGGATTAATAATATTTATGTTAAATATCAATCAACCTCACCTTGTCAAGGCGTTCTTACTACTACTACAACTACAACCTCAACAAATCAAGTTTCAAACATAATTGGAAATGTTACTAATTTATTAAGTTTAGATCTTTCTTCTATAACTGGTGGGGTTACAGGAGGAGTAGGTAATAATGTTGGAGGAACAACCTCTTCAGGTTCAGGAAGTATAACTAATAATAAAAAGAAAAATGATAATAATAATAATTCTAACAGTGGTTCTATTGATAATAGTTCTACTAACAATGGATCGAATTCAAACCAAGGAACAGGAGAAAATGGAGGAAATTCATCAGAAAATCAAGGCGGGTCTAATGGATCAGGAGGAGGAACAGTAGGTAATGGTTCAAATAATAACGGTAGTTCTTCTGGTAGTAATTCTGGGAGTGGGAGTAATACTAGTGGAGAAACTCCCAAAGAAGAAAAACCAAACGACCAACAAATAGAAGATACTAAGACTGAACAACAAAAAACACAGTCTGCTAGTACTGCTAAAGCTGCTGGTAGGGCTAAAGCCGAAACCCAAAAACCAGCAATCTTAGTTACTGGAGATATTGTTGGAGTCCAAACTAGAGCTGATGGTTCTCAAGATGCTAGAGGTACTATGTCTTTTACTCGTGTGAAGGGTGATGGTACTGCCTCAATAGGTTTTTCAGCTGATTATATGGTTAATGCTAAAATTGGTAATCTATCAGCAATACGTTCTTGGATTGGGACTAATAAAAATGGCCATAAACATATTAATGTTGCTTCAGTAGGATTAGGAATATTACCTAAATCTACTACAGCAAATGCTTTATTAATACGAGTTAACTCAATTAAATCATTTACTGCCTTGTATGGTGTTTCCGGAACTTATGGACAGTTATTTGGGGAGGAATTAATATCAACTATAGCTATTGGTGGTTTTATGTATAAAGGAAAAATTGGTAAAGCAGTAGATGCTACAATTATTATGGCAGGAATTTATTCTCCTTATTCTAAATTCTATACAGAATCTATTTTTGATGCAAAACCAATTATTATACCTTTTTTAAACTTAAATTATAAACTAACTAAAACATTTGGTATTGGTTTAACAGGGGGTGGTACTTATATAGCTGGCCAAGATATTCTTAATTTTCAAATATTAATGGGAGCAAAATTAAAAATATGAGGTGGTTAATTGTATTTTTACTATTTACAAATAATTTGTTAGGACAATTTACCTACTCAGGTTATTTATATAATGCTAATGGTTCGGGAGCAAATAATGTAGCTGTAAAACTTTATAGAAGAACTAACTCTACTATATCAGGATTTACTTCTCAGAATAATTACAACGGACACTCTTACTATCGTTCTACAGGAACTGCTAATTGGACTACTGCTAGGTCTAACTGTATAGCTATGGGAGGACACTTAGTAACAGTAACCAGTTCTGGAGAGAATAGTTTTTTATTTAACTTATGGCCTTCTGGATGGATAGGACTTACAGACGAAGTAACTGAAGGTACTTGGAAATGGGTAACAGGAGAAACTTTCTCTTATACTAACTGGAACTCAGGAGAACCTAACAACTCAGGTAATGAAGACTATATTCAGTTTGTAGGAAGTGGTAAATGGAATGACTTAAATAACAGTAGCAGTCTAGCATATGTAATAGAATTTGATTACATAGTTACTACTTCTTCTTGGACACTTTATAAAACAATCTATACTAACTCTTCAGGATACTATTCTATCTCTGAGACTTATGATCCTTCTAAGGAATACTACATAGAGATAGATGCTCCTACTAGAGTCCAATCCTACACTACTTCAGATATTCAAGCTGTTTCAAATATTATTTTAGGAAAAACAACAAGAAATGGTTTATCCTTCCACAGGTTTGATGTTAATGATGATGGTATAATCTCAATAGCAGATAAATACTATGTAGCTGCTAGAAAGGCAGGTATTTTTTCTAGATGGAGAATAGCCCCTGATGTTAGAATTTTTACAACATCTCAGTATAATTTAATAGTAGCAGCTAAAATAAATGTTAGAGCTACTTATCCTGGTGTTTCTACACATACTACAGGAACTTTAACTTCAGGCGGAACCCTTAATCTTTATATTATCGCTCCTGGGTATTCTGGTTCTGTAACTTATTAATATTTATAAATGATGTTAAATTTTTTATTACCTATATTGTTAACTATTAATCCAACAAACACTACTAAAGTAAGTGTTAATGTAACTAATGTTCAACACATCCAAAATATTGGAGGTAGAGACGTTACTTTTGGAGTTAAAGAAACAGTTGAAGAATTATTAATTGAAAAAGGATATACTCCTGATGATTCATTTGGAATGGTAGTTCAAGTAAGTATAGATAGTATTTATTCCCCACAGCAAATTGTAAATATAATGGGTTTACAATGGTTAAAAAAAGATTATTTTGTAGAAACTACAATATGTATAGGAAATAGTTGTTTTAAATCAGTTGGTGTTAGAAAAACCTTTATTTTCGCCGCATTTTTAAATGTTGAAAATAATGAAGTTCCGTTAAACCGAAAGGCGTTCTCGAAAGCGTTACAAGAAAGTTTAACAAAAACAACAAAACAATTATAATATGAAAAATTTCTTTAAACAACTGTTTGACGACAACAACTCAATCAACGAAAAAGCCGTAGTAGGTTTTATTGCTTTTTTATGCTTGGTTTTAGCTTTACTTGTTGACCTAGTTACAGGCTACATGGGTACTGCTTTGATTATTAATGAATTCATTTTTGATGGATTTATGGTGATTATTTTAGGTTCATTTGGTATCGCTTCGGTTGATAAATTTATGAACATGAAAAATGGTAAGAAAAAAGAGGACGAGGAAGGTCCTATAGAGGAATAATGAAGTCTACGTTACTAGTTTTACTATTATCATTAACCGCAACTTGTTCGTTTGTTTGTAGCTATTTCGGAGGATTAGCTATGGATAATAGTGAGCAATATTTGGCGGTCGTGGCGGTGGCTTTTATGGATGGGTTTTTTGGTATAGTTGCTGGTGTAAAGAAAGAAGGTTTTAAAACCTATAAAGCATTAAAAGTATTAAAAACAACATTTACTTGGTTAGTTATATTAACTGTAGTACTAATGGTAGAAATAGGATTTCCAGGTACATCATGGCTCTCCGAAACTATTATAATGCCATTTATAATTTTTCAATTAGTTAGTGCTTTAAAAAATGCTTCAAATGCTGGTTTTATAAAACATTCTGTATTAAATACAATTTTAGAAAAAATAGATAAACATAAAGATAAATAAATATGCTATTAAAAAATGGTTCAAACGGTGAAGACGTTAAAAAATTACAAGCTAAATTAGGTTTAGCTGCTGATGGAATTTTTGGTCCTGGTACTGAAATTAAAGTAAAAGAATGGCAAGCTGCTAATAATTTAACAGCAGATGGTATTGTAGGAGATGGGAGTTGGGGAAAAATGTTCCCTAGTGAAGGAAGTACCTCTGTTGCTGTTCCTGCTTCTTCTTTTAAACTAGCTGCTTTAAAAGGACATGTTCCTGATTCAGTTATTTCTATGATTCCGGATACTGCTATTAAGTTTGGTATTACTAATCCTTTAAGACTTGCCCACTTTTTATCTCAGTGTGGTCACGAATCAGGTGGGTTTAAAGCTGTTAATGAAAATTTAAATTATGGAGCTAAAGGTTTATTAGGTACTTTTCCTAAATACTTTAATGCTGCTACTGCTGCTCAATATGAGCGTAAACCAGAAATGATTGCTTCTAAAGTTTATGGAGGTAGAATGGGTAATGGTCCTGAAGCTACTAAAGATGGATATAAATTTAGAGGTAGAGGATATATCCAATTAACAGGTAAAGATAATTATTCTGCTTTTGATAAGTTTGTAGATGATGATATTTTAGGAAATCCTGATTTAGTAGCAACTAAATACCCTTTAATGTCAGCTGCTTGGTTCTTTAACAAAAATGGACTTTGGAGTATTTGTGATAAAGGAGCAGACGATGCTACTGTAACTTTAGTAACAAAACGTGTAAATGGAGGTACTATTGGTTTAGCTGATCGTATTAAACATTTTAAAGAATATTACGCGTTATTAAAATAAATATTTAATTTTTAACGCTGTATGTGAATATAGCGAGGTCGTTTATTATAGGCGCTATATAAAAGTGTATGGCGCCTATATGTATCGGGGTATGAATGTTGATAAAATATTTAACTTGTTTAATGGAGATGAACCCGAGTCATTAAGGGAGAAAGCTCAACAAGTAGATACTTTATTAGATTATAAAAACCATCCTTTGTTCTGGGTAGGAATGTTTAA